TTATTCTGCTATTGAGTCCAATACAGCGTTGACAACATCCAGACCAATCTGCCCAGGAGCACTTGAATCTCCAACGCTTGCAAAAGTCATGGCGGAGCCAAACACCTCTCCACACAATCGGCTGACAATACCAAGCTTGCCCATGCTGATTGCGATAATAGGAGTAGCAAAATATTTGTTTTTCATTTCAACCGTAGCGGCCAGTAAAGTCAACACATCTGTGCTGTCGTGCGGCATAACTGCTACTTTCGGTAAATCAGCTCCGACCTGTTGCATTTTAACCATACGAGAAATGAGATCACTTTTATCAGGCGTCTTTTGAAAATCGTGACTTGAACATACAACAACCGCCCCTGAAGAATGCGCATTGTCTATCAACTCACGAATATCATTTCCGGCTGTAAAGAACTCAATGTCAATAAGGTCGGCACAGTCAGTATCTATTACCGTGTTGATGAAATCCAAATATTCTTGGTGAGTTAGAGATACCTCTCCGCCCTCTGTCTTGGTACGAAATGTTACCAGCAAGAGTTTATCCTTCAGCGCTACACGAATCTTTTGCAAGCAAGACACCACAGAATGCATATCATTGCATTGCTCAAACCAATCAACGCGCCACTCTACACAGTCAATACAAAGCTCGGAGAACTCAAGCGCGCGTTCTAAAATCTTTGATTCAGATGCTTCCACGATTGGAATTATGACTTTTGGTCTACCTTCTCCAATATGACAACCTCGAATAACAATGGACATAATATACTTCCCTCCTAGGATAATAATATCAATGTCCATTCACATTGTCAACCAGCTCAATATCACTCGGCTCTACATAGCCCGATACATTTACTGAAATTAGATACTTGCCGATGCTACTCTCAAGATTCGTCACTCGATAGCGTCCATTTACAAGTTTCCCATCAAAACGAACCCCATGTAGCAGGCCCACAGATGCCATCTGCAGCCAGCCCATGTCCCTTCTGATACTCAATCAGCTTCGCCTTGGTATTCGCGCCAAAAATGCCATCAGCCTTAACACCCAGATGCCGTTGCAGTACAGTTACAGCATAAGAAGCGCCGTTCGTAGCATCTTTCGCACCCTGTCTAATAGTCGGCATAAGATTGGCTACGCTGATATATTTCGTGCCGGATTTACTGATCCAGCGACTGCGGGTGGTGCGCACATCAACATGAATAAATCCGCTCGTAAGCACAGCACGGCTATAATATCCAATACCGCCACTCTTGGCAAAGTAGGGCAGGGAAGATACATACAGTGCAATCCGAATCGGGTCAACGCCCTTGATCCAGATATCAGCAGCAGTGCCTTTACAATGCTGACTATTAGGGCTTCCGCCGATGGAGATATTATAGGCAGGAGTACGATACCCAGAGTTGATGTGAACAGGAGCACCGAAGTGAGCGCGGATCTGTTCCAGCACTTCAATCAGCTGACTATCGACCAGAACTGTATCACTCTTATCGGAGCAGGCGAACTCATAGACGGAAAAATGAGCCGACACCTTTTTGTTCTAGTCCTTCTTCATAGAGTATGTAATAACACCCATTTCATTACACCTTCAATTCTTTTTGAACTCGTCCTTGATTTTATCGTTCTGGATGTCCATCTCTTTGACAGCGGCCTCAATCATGGTCTCAATGGTCGGAGTAATCTTCACACCCAGACGCTCCAGAGCCTCCATAACGTATTTCTTCTTGTCAGCCTTTTCGATAGCACCGGTTGCGCCCAGCTTCTCTGCGGCACGAACAGCGATCTGCACCAGCTTATACACACCGATCTTCTTCAGATAGGGGATACCATAGGCCATAAAGGCAGTGCCAGCGCCAGCGATAACCAGGCGGACGATAACGGAAACCAGCTCATTGATAATATCCATCATAATAAACCTCCAAAATAAAAAAGCCCGGGACACGCAGTCTCGGGTTAGTTCGTAATATTCTTTGTGTTGTTCTGACCATCGATCAGATAGTTCTCAAGTGCAGCCTTGGCCTCCTTCATTGGCTCGATTGCATTGCCGTCGATACCGTGACTGAGGAGTGCAAGCAGAGCCTTCATGGTGACATTGTTGCCCTGCTCACTGTGGCCGATGCGTTGTTCTGCTTCGAGGATCTTGCGGTCATGTACTTCCAACGTGATGCTGTTTTCTTTCTGGTGCTCTTCTAATGAGACCAGCTTGGATTGAAACAGGTCGAGCCTGTCTTTATCTGCACTCAGCTTTCTATTGACTTTCTCAAGCTCTGCATCGTGGGCATTCAATCGCTCGTTCTGCTTGTCATCCGGGGCTTTCGCATGATTGATTGCCTTTATGATAACAGCGATTGCAGCTGAAATAGCAGTGATGCCACCACAGATGCTCAGCAACATGGTCTACAGCTGCTGTATGGTAAAAGAATAGACGTGAGGTGCGGCGTTCAAACTTCCTATCATGTCTTCTCACCACCATTCATACCACTGTCTTTGTTTTTGGCTTTCAGTGTTTCATTGATCGCTGTCAGCTGTGTAACAATAGCGTTCAGTGCTGTCACGATTTCTTTGCCTGTCTCGTCTAATAACAGCGGCTTTAAGATTTCCTGCGCCATAATTCCTCCTTTCAATTGACAAATTCCTATCAACGTGATATAGTGAGAGCAGTACAAACCCTCCATCGGGCTAGTACAACCTCATTTCTATGAGTTGTTGCGTGAGTTAGAGTCTCTGTGATGTAGCCATCGTCACAGGGGCTCTTTCTCTTTATGTGCGTTTTCCGCCATCACATACAGTACGCCAGTGATAATGCGGGCGCTCTTCATTAAATAGAATGTGACGAAGCCAATCATCAACAAAAATGCACAGCAACGCAAGGAAGAACCATAACACTGTAAACGGCAGGCAAATTTGGCCCAATAGATTGAATGGCAGGGAAGAGTAGTCCTAGATATGCAGGCCAAGCATCAAATTCAGCGGGATACCTACCACAAGCTCCATAGCGGTCACAAAGAGCGCTCCAATACCAGCTTGTTTCCAGAGCGGCATTTCCCAGGGAATATAGTTGTTCAGTCCGCCGATCACAAGAAAACAGATGCCACCAACAACGGCCATAGTCCAGTGAGAATGACCACGCCATAGAATTTCAATGCAATAATAAAGCGCTCCTCCAATCAAAAAGAGAAGCGCACATTTGATTTGTTCACGAAGTTTGTTGCTCATTCTGCCACATCCTTATCTGCGTAAAGATTAAGATATTCTGCCAATACAGCATCATAACTGATTTCAATAGCGTCTACTTCTGCAGTGGTCGTACAAGCCTTAATGTCAATTTCTAATTCCTGCTGGTGAGATACGAACGGTTTAACATACGTGCCAATCGCAAGTGCCAGTGCGGCTAGATCGTCATAAGTCCACTCCACACATTCATCACCGGTTGAGTTCCATGTTAGCTTGAAAGGTTGTCCGGCGGCTGTGGAGATTTGATACAGGGCAAGGTTACTTGTAAGTAATGCCTGTTTTTCACTGGTGACACTGTAATATTTACCATCAGACCATTGAAGCGGATGCAGAGACAGGAAAGTAGAAAGGTTGTTTTTACTCTCGTTAATGCGCATCTCTTTATAGCGGTCAAGGCGCTGTGTCAATTCTGCTTCGGTGTATAGGACGTACTTCATTACATCGACTTCTTCGTCCTATGCGTCTTTGGCTTCTACACCTTCTACATCAACAACTTTTTTGACATCTTTTCCGCCATTTGGATACTCGGCAATTGTTTCGTAGTGGAATTCCTCTTTTACTTCTTCAACTGCCTCATGGTGCACCGTTTCCTTGGCTGGCTCGAGATAACCTTTTTCAAGGTCAGGATTTTCGACAATATTGCCGGATTCATCAATTATTTTCATAGTATTTCTCCTTTAGTTTAACCTGTCCGTCTCCACATATAGACGTAGTAAGCCGCTGGCTGAACAGTCGAGCTTTTGCCGTATATCGAATTACAAAGAGATGCATCAAATCGTGCGGAAATAACTTTTGGCGTGGAACTCCATGTAGATGATGATAATTCAGAGTTGCCCTGCCATGTCTGTGCAAACGGAGCTCTACAAGCGGGAGCACCCCACGAACCCTGAATATCCAATGCGGCATCGCTTCCGCTGCTAATATTAGGCAGACCGGCATCCACGGTCGAGCCTGCGCCATGAGAACCTGATACGCCCATCAGCACACGCTCAGAAGCAATACTCTGCTAGCTGCCACCAAAGAGAGAGGCAGGTGAGGTTGAACTGGTGGACATGTAGATAGAGCCAACTGGATATGACGAAAGCGCTCCACCATCAAGCGTAGCTTTGTTGTAATTTACACCTGGGTAAGATGTGGTAGGTGAAACACTCTGGCTGCTATCTGTGTATGTACTTGTTTGTAATTGCCAATTTGCATCCCAATCAGAGTGAATGCGATAACTACCACCTCCGCGAACCCAGAAAACCGCTTTACTAGAATTGTTCATTTGTGAATATCCGACAGGAGAAGAACTACCGGATGTAACAAATTGATAAGAATTGTCAAGAACAATACTTTGTGCTCCAGTAGTGCCCCATCCACAAGCCATAACAAGCATATCAAGATTCACAGTAAACCCAGCGTTGTGTGTGCTCCAAGAGGGCTTTGTGCCGCTATTTAGCTGGATATTGCATTTTATATGATGTAACCCAGTATATGGAATGTAATTCATACTGACTACAGGATACCAAGTGTTTTGGTTAAGACTTGTAGCAGAAATCTATGTCTCTTTATCGAATTGCGTTTCAGTTGCAAAATTTGCAGTGCCATTTAGATTTGCTGTAATTGTAGCAGGTTGTCCTACTGCTTTGATGACATCCAACGTACCATTGTCATAAGCAACCATACGAATATTGTAATCTTTGTAATTGTCACCAATATCTTCTGTATGAAAATCAACGTATTTTCCGACTTCTATAACACCATCATCACCAACTGCAGGAATTACATTCTAATAGCCTGTACTTCTCGAACTGACATCGTAACCTTTCAGCTTCATCGCATTCAGCGCATCACCACCCGGTTCAGTAGAACCAGCGTAATTGTGTGTATGTCCAACAGCAGCATATAACGTATCCGTTCTACTCTTGATCCAGTTCTATAAGGCAGCCAGCGGTCTGCGGGTGTACTCCGTAGTCGCACTGCCATCATCACTCGTAACTATAGCGCCAACCATAACAGTATCAGCATCTTCAACAGCGTCAGCACTCGTCTCTAGTGTATCTACCAATTCGCCCAAGTCATGCGTATGATCGGCAGGTGAGATACCCTCTGTGGCTAACTCTTCACTCGTCATTTTATCTGCTGTCGCCACATGGCCTGTATTATCAACACTGATGCGATATAGTCCAGCCTGTTTTGCTTCGTATACCGGGTGAGTATAATTGTTAGCTTCAGCTTCAATACCATCCAGCTTTGCTTTATCAGCCGAGCTCATCAAACCATTGTTTTCAGTAGTAGCTACATTAGGGTCGCTTAAACTAGCAAGCTTCTTTTTTTCTTCTGTTGTATAGTCGTTGCTGGACAGGCCGAATCCTTCGATTTTATCTACTTTTGTACCGAGCATAGCCTCGATCGTTTTCCAGAGGTGAACCGCACCCGCTCTGTCTAGCCAACTTTTCTTTTCATCACTCATCGATATGTGATCGCCTCCTTATAAAACGTTTTATTTGCAATGCGTTTTTTATATCAGTTTGCGGAATTTGAATGTAAATGTGGAAGATGTATTTGCGGCCATAGAACCTTTGATTTGAAGTCTTAAACCAACCCCTTCGGAACGGCCAGAACGAATTGTCCTAAGATAAAAATGTTGTCCGTTTGTAGAATGACCAGAACAATGTAAACCTATATCATCTGCATTACCGCTGTTTGTCTCTTCAGCATACCACTGGGCAACTCCACAAAATACGTCTCCCCAAATATTGCAATACGGGGTCGTATCGGCACAAAACTGCATAACATAAGTTCCAGATGGCAAATCAGTTGAATGGATACCAGTATCTTGCCAATCCGTTGTGATCGTAAGTGCTGAAGTCTTAATTGTCACCACATCTGGAATCACTTCACTTGCTATCTTGCTCTTAATCCAACTCCACAATGCACTTAGTGGCTTGCGGTGATACCCGGCTGCACTCGTATTCATCACAACTTCGTCAGAATCTGGGGGGGGGGGTAAGAATCGTATTGAGGTTGGACGGGATGAACTCACTATCAACACCAATATTCATATTTCCTAAAGCCATAATTCGTACCTCCTTTAAGCTGTAGCAATCTGTGCCCAATTGCCCCAACTATCATTCGCACCAGAGCGGTAATAAATGTTTCTATTACAAAAAGCTATTTCGTAAGAATATCCTCCCGTATAATCTTTCCAACCACACAGGCCAAGTAAAAAACAATATCCGTTTCCACCAGCAGACAAATTGACAGCTGAAGTTTTTTTTATTCCACGAAAAATCATTTTACCATGACAATCATCGTTATCTTTGTCCCCGTAATAATCAGACGGTGCTGTATTTGAATCCCGATTATCTCCATCGTCAATAATAAAGTTATGAAAATGTTTTGATGGATTAAATTCAGATGGTTTATTCTGCACTTCACTCCATTCAGGGAGTTTTTCGTTTCCGCTATTCATTTCTCCTAGCGCCATATAAGCCTCCTTTATAATAATCAGGAAGCTCGTCTCCACATATAAATATAGAATGCTGGTGGCTGGACAGTGGTTGAGTTACCATAAATACTATTTGATTTAGAAGCATCAAATCCTAATTGCCCATAATCTTGCCATGCGGCACTGGTCCATTTCGCAACACCTGAACGAACATACAATGCACTGGCTGCTTTTTCATCGCTCAATTCACCATACAATCCATTCATCTCGCCCGTGATATTCGGCAATCCAGCCTCTACCGTATCTCCACCATTATGTCCATCGCCAGCACCCATCAGTACGCGATTTTGTGAGATGAGCTCCCAAGTTGTATTTTCAAAATATATCGCTGGTGATGTATTCTCAACACTCAACCAGACAAACCCAACAGGAGGAATCTATGCCCCCCCCGCAGAGTTAAAGTTACCAACAGCCATATAATCCTCCTTATAAAACGAATATTTTAGCAACGAAATTGCCACAATCATGCGGTACGATACCACATATAAGCGACCAAGTAGGGCGGCATGGAAGATGCGGAACTGGTGTTTGAAATCAAATTATATCCGGCAGAATTACGAGTGTTTGTTGTGTAGGCATCGCCAATACCTGTGTTTGAAACCATCTCCTTAGAATCTCCTATGTTTACACATTCGACAGTTCCTGCAATATTAGCTTCATTATACTTTAATCCTCTTAAAACTTTATTGTCTTCACCCATGAATCCACCATAAAACAAGTTATATCGTAAACCCCAATTATGTTCATGTGTCGTCTCGCCACCAGTCGCTCCAGCCGTATAGCTATCTCCAGCTGCTAAAATAAATCTATCTTTGATTCTTTCCTATGTTCCACCAAACAGTATACTTGGTTCAGTAGAATTAAAACTCATATAAATCGAGCCAATAGGGTAGGCTTCTAACCCCCCCCCCCCACCTAAAATAAATGAACCCAGTGCCATATTGACCTCCTTATCGCACGATATACCACTGTGCTGTGATTGCCGCAGACGGGATATTCTTCGCCCGCAGACGCAAATACCCATCAAAGCTCTCTGTATTCGTAAACTGAGCTTTCGCAGCAACACTTGTACTGATAGGAGCCACATTTACATTCACGATGTCATTCGCAGTCATACCAGAGCAGGCGATATCCACATAATTGGAGAACCCGGGAATCGTACTATCCGTCTTCCAGTTCGTGATTGGGATCGTAAACATATGAGGAACGACCACATCGGCCTTACCAGTCAGCTTCTCGTCCATCTCGGTCTCTGTGTAATAGCGCTCATCATGGGTATGGTCAATATCGCTTTTGCCGCTCAGTTTTGTATTGATTTCGTCCTTTGTAAAATACGTGTCATCGTGGTTATGTTCCGCATTTGCTTTCTTCACCAGAGCATCACCAACGGCCTTAGCATCGGCGGCGAAATTCTCTTTTGTCAGGGTCTTGTCCACCGCAACAGAATCCAGCTTCAACTTGTCCAGCTCGGTACGCACGTTGGTCAGTCCGGCATCAGCCGATTTTGCAATACTTAGCGCCTCAGAGATCCTTGTGCCGGTCACCTTTGCATCAGCAGCACGTCCAGATACAGTCAGTGTTGCATCCACCACAACCTGCGGTGTAGGCAGGGGATTGCCGCTATCATCGACCATGCCGCCAGTGATCGCATCGATCTCGTCATTCGTCAGTGCAGCCAGCAGTTCATCCGGGTGCGGTGTATCAATCGTGATATCGCCCGTCTTACCAGTTGTCACTGTGGTCACACCACCGCCAGCGATTTTGATTTTATCCTGTGCCGTACCATTCAGGATTAGATTGATACTAACTTCGCCATTGACTGCGTTTTTGTCGGCTTCCAGTGTGAATTTTGACGGGTTCAAAAGAATCCAGTCATCGCCGCTATAAACATACAAGCTATCTGGACGCAGGTAGTAAATCTTATTAGACAAAGGAGCCAGCGGAAGCGAGCTTACGATCTCCAAGTCTTTGCTGATTTGAATTCGTCTTGTGCCGATATCTCGATAAGTGCTTCCAGTATCAGTACATACGATCAGTTGGCCGTCAATCACAGGAGCTTGATCTAGCTGAGATTGTGCGACCTCGCGTAATGATAAATTTGCCATACTCAACTCCTTTGCTTAATAAGATTCACCACACAGCGTCATTGCCATGTGGTGAAACAAATCAATTAGCCATCAAGGGATTTCCATGTAATAGCGCCTTCCAGCACCTGTACACGGCCATCCATGGTGGTATTCAGGCCATCTGCATAAGTCTTTGCACTGGCCAGAGCGTTATCGGCCTTCTTTGTTGCATCAGCAGCGGCAGTAGAAATCGCCTCAGCCTTAGCAGCAGCCAGCTCGTCCTGAGTGGGCTTTGCATTCCAAGCCTTGCGCTCGTCAGCAGTAATGTGCTTCACAGCGTCCTTGATATGCTCGTCCAGCTTGTCATTAACGACCTTAACCTTCGCGTCTGCTTCAGCCTTGGTGTAAGCGTCCGGCACCGCAACATACAGACCATCCTCCTCAACGGTGATACTGTTATTGCCCTTGGTAGACACACGAATATTGACAGAGATCTTATTGTCATCAGAAACAGTGACCTCAGCAGTAGGAGTGACTACACCAACATAAATATCGATCAGAGCGCCAACAGGGATCTTCACGACCTCACCAGTGGTGATAGTCAATTCGATCTCGTTGGTCTTTGTGTTGTAAGTACCTGTCTTCACAACCAGATCCTTGCCCAGATTGATCACCAGCTCATCGCCGCCAAACACAGGCAGCTTGATGGTACGGGTCTCAGCATCATAGGTGGGATCATGGGTCAGGCCGCTCATCACGGTGGGAACAGGAGCACCGTTCTTTGCCACACTCAGAGTGCCGGTAGCAGGGGAGTAGGTGACATCCGTAACGAACAGACCTTCCTTGCCCTCGGTTGCGGCGATCTTTGCATTCACATAGTCTGCCACAGCCTTGGTGGTGGGAAGATTGTCGTCGCTTGCATCCGCATTGGGAATCTCAGTCACAATGGGGCGATTCAGCTGTACGAACTCAGTGCCATTCCAAATGTGGAAGGTGTAGTCAGTCATACGGATATACAGCAGGCCCTGAATCTGGCCGCTTGCAGGCAGAGCGCTCACCAGTTTACAGCTCTTGGTGTACTCGTCTGTTCCCTTGAAAATCTGGCGTGTGTCTGTAATAAAATACAATGTATTGGCATCTTTGGTAGTCAGCTTATCATAATTCGCTTTTGTACCGTAGCCAAAATTTACATTAGCCATCTTTGCCTCTCTTTCTTAAAATTCTTGCCAAACAAAATTTGTCGGCTCAACGTAAAAAGGTTCAATAGAAAAAAGCCCCGTGGCTTCGCTTTGTTGAACGATCCACGGAGCATATTTACCTTTTTCGTCTTTCACCATAACGGTTTGACCTGCATAAGTGTCTTCCGTCTCATTTAATTGCTCGTTTGCTTCAGTAACGCTTGCAAAACAACGATTGCGGGGACGAATCTTTTGAACGGATAGGTCATCACGCACATACATGAACTCTGAAGAATCCTTTGTGATGATCATATCCCTGCCGTCCAACATTCCCAGCGCAATCGCAGCTTCTACATCTTCGGCGTTACCATATCCGAGCTTGGAATATTTAGCCTGTGCCATCTTTGCCTCCTTATAAAAGAAGCGGATGGCTTAGAACGGAACCACCCGCAAACTACCGTCTTCAGTTTCGACGCTCTCCTGAGTAATCTTGACCGCACTGCCAATCGGCTTACCATTAGCCAGCAGCTGCAGGGTATGGTCGTCGTTGTAGCTCAGATCATCAGCCTTACCATCCAGAATAGCGTTGTTACGATCACTCAGTGCCTTAATCTGTGCATTTAGTTCGATAATGCGCTGGTCAAGTGCACCCAGAGCCTCATCAGGAACAATGTCGCTCCAATTCTGGATGGGAACAACAGTGATTACGCCGGGGCCAACCTTCCGCACATGCTGAACAGTCGTGCCATCTGGGTCCATTGTCACATCAACGAATGTCAGCTGGATCTGGATATCGCCCGGCTCATTGGTCAGGTTGGTGTCGATAGGCAGCTTATACTCCAGCTTGTTCTTATAAAGCTCTTCTGATTTCTCCAGAATCTCTGTCTTATATCGCTTGCTGATGGGCAGAACGTACTCAAGCATCACGGTGAATTCACTCATGTCAACGCCCTTGTATGTAGTGTCAGCCAGAAAGTGGAGAGTGTCCACCTGCTTGCTGCGCTCCATAATGCGTTCTCTCTTACTTACGGTCAGTGTATTATCCTCATTGATCAAAAAGGTATACATATCACACCTCCTTCCTGATGATATACAGATACTCGTCCTTTGAGATTTTGTGCCCGGCAAACAGATTGTCCAGGAGCTTGTCCTGAATCATTCCGTCATTGTACAGCCGATGCATACTCTCAACGAACTCGCTATACTTCCTCTCGTCGCTCATAGCAGCCCTCCTTGAATCAAACTCAAAGTGTAAGCATCAATAATAGCCTCAGGCGTTTTACCACCCAAGGCTTTCAGCTGCTCATATTCATACAGGTCAATTTCCTGCAGTTCCACTGTGTCATACTCGGGGCAGGGGATGAGATAATACCCGTCCACATGCCAGATATGACTGCCGTCACTGCTGATAATTCCCTGTGCATCATCCTCCGTACAGTTCACCATAATGTCGTGCTTGGGCTGATACTTTACAAAGCGCAGGTGGTCAAGAGCATCGATCACCCGGCCATTTTTCAATACCTTGTAGTACACTCTCAACACCTCCTTAAACGCTGAACATCAGGCGGATACCCTGTGCATTGTTTGCAGGGGTAAATCCGTAATATTCGCCAGTCACAGTCACAGACCAGAAATAACTTCCATACTGAGCATTCGGGCTTCGTGTCCAATATGCAGCGGGATTACCATTCTCGTCATTGCAGATGCGGCTGGTATTATCGGTCATAAAGCTGATTGCCGTACCTTCGTAAATATAAGGCTCGACATTCTGAGATGGGAACAGCTCGGCCACAGAGGGCAGATAGAAATAACTATCCGCAGTCACAACTTCGCTGCTCTTGTCGCCAATGGTACTGCCAACCTTGACCTGTTTGATGATCTGTTGCCAACCAATCGGAAGAGCATTCAGAATACGACCGTCAAGGAATGTACGGATATTCGCATCTGCCCAGCCGCCAGTGTTGGTGGAACCAGTATTCAGAGTCATCTTCTGTCCAAGCAGCCCAGCCTGAATAAAGCTGATAGAACAACGCTTGTTGGAATTGTCGCTCAGGTAATACTGTTTGAAGCCACAAGCCTCGAAGGTGAAGTCCTGATGTGTCCATGCGGCCAACTTCCGGCAGGCAGCATCACCCAGGTCGGTATACCAGAGCTTGCCCCAGTAGATCGTACCCTTTGCGTAACGCTCATAAGCACCGTCGTCTGCTTTAGCACAACCAAATACCAGAGTGGCGTTCGTCTGTGTGATACGAGTGCGGTTCAGCTGAATATAACCAATCTCAGCAGCAGTGGTGTTTGCCGCATAAACATGGATGCCATTTTCGCCCTTAGTATGGCGCAGAACGATCATATCACGAGAACCAAGATGAGCGCCGTTTGTAGACTCAGTGCCCCATGCAACCTTAGAGCCATTGTTGACCCAGAAGCGGAAACCGTTCATGCCGTTAGTCTGGAAGCATTGAGCAATCACAGAGTTTGCAGCAGAATCTTCGTCGATTCGATAGTCCAGTGCCATAACCCAGCTGCGATCTTCGGCCAACAGAGATACGCCGGTATCGACATAATTCTTGCCAGTAAAGATCTTCGGCTCGTTGAACAGAACTTTCTCTTCCACGTCGCTAAAGGTGAAGTCATTTCCCATCTTGATGGTGATAGCGTCTTTGTCAGAAACAACACTTTGCTCCAGATTCACCTTGGTCATGGCATAAATCTCAACAGGGCGCAGGTCACTCAGCTGCTTGTCTCTGAAGTAGCCGCTGACGTATTCACAGACATCATAAACAGCATTGATATCCTTGTCGCCATTGACATAGCCGCCTTTGTTCCAACCGCTGAACAGATAATACTTATAAGCAGTCTCTTCGCTGGTATAGGTCGGAGTGTCGCCATCATACAGAACCATAGAGCCATACGGAGCAGTTGTCTGCTGTAGAACAGCGCCGCGATTCATATAGCGCACACGATACTGACGCACGGATTCATCATACACAGCAGTAACAGTCTGATTCTCAAAAACAGGAGTGAACTCGGTGTCCCAGCCGCTGAATGTAAACACCGTACTGATGGTGCTCGGGAAAGTAGGTGTCGGGATCGGATTGTCAGAACGTGTCACAGGGTCAACTGCACGCTCGCCCTTGTCAATATACTGGATATCCAGAACAGCGCCATCCTTATTCACGAATTTCCAAGCATACTGGTTGATCATGGTGTTGTAAGTGACCTCCAAATCAGGCCAGCGCTCTGTGTACAGCAGCTTCTCACGCTCGCGGATGATGGGCACATGCACTTTGCCTTCCACGACAGAATGGTCAGTGTTGTAGCCATTTTCATCCAGACCGCTCATTGCATACAGGCGATTCAGCAGGGAAGTATCAGCCAGCTCCCAATCAATACCGGTAATACGCACACGGTTCAGGTTGGTGCACTTGCCCAGCATATCTTTCAGATCGATGGTTGCACACTTCTCAACAGTCAGAGTTGTGATGTTGGTGTAATCCTCAATCGTCAGGTCAGTCAGATAGTTCAGGTTCTTTGCGGTCAAGCTGGCGATTGCAGGCAGGTGGGCGATTTTGATCTTGCCGCCGCTTGCAAAGGAGACACCGGTAATGCCGGAGCCGTCAGCATAGAACTCTGTCAGGCTGGTGCATCCGGTCAGGCCAATAGATTTCTTCAGGTTCGGCACGTTCTGCAGGTTTAAATGTTCCAGCAGAGTGTTGTTACCAACAGCGAAATCGGTCATGTTCGTATTCTTATAGCCGCTCACACCGGAACCAACTTTTAGCTCTGTCAGCTTAACACCGTGGCTGAAGTCAACATAGCCGGGATAGAAGCCAGAGATATCACCAATGCTCTGAATGATAGAAGCATTATAGACATACACCTCAGTATCGTTCATTGCGGTGATGGGGCATTCAATCGTGTAGGTCTGTCCGCGCTTGCCACGCACCTTTACAGGGTTAGAGCCGTACAGAACAGAGACATAAGTATCAGCGTAAGGTGTGATATGGAATGTGCCATCCGGTTTTACACCAGTCCAGTTGGTGGGAGTATAGCCACGAATGGTCATATCATCACTGGTTGCGGCAGAACCGGAATACTTAGATGCCATGTACTTTTCCTGGTAGCGCTGAAACTGCCGACGCTGATGACGCTTGTTGCCATGCATCATAGGTAGATAGCTGGTGGTATTGATGGTGGGATCTTCGTAGGTGCGGAAATATTTGCGACGCATATCCATGATCCAAAGCTTTTCGGGCTTCACATCCTGATATTCCTCGAACTTTTTCAAGATACGGGTCGCACTCCATGCCAGCGCATTCTCACGGTTGCGGAACATCGCTGCCATCTCATCGGGGAACAGGTCACGCAGTTTGCACCACAGCTTGGAGTCAGCAGCGTTAAACACATTCTTTGTACCGATGGTATCAGTGTCCTCGTAGCCGTAAGTCAGAGTCAGACCACCCTCGTTATCATTGCCCATGGCGGTATCGTTATCGTAGTCAAAGCAGAAGTCCCAGTGAACCAGATCGCTGGTGTGCGGGAACACGTTCTTTGCACGGTTATCAACCATAGTGTGGCGTTCAGTAAACAGATAATGAAAAATAGCAGAATCCAAATCAAAGTGATCCTTGAAATGTGCCTTGAATTCCTCATCATCTGCATTCACCACCCAGTTCTGAGCTGTGATCCACGCCTGTTTGCCAGCCTCGATCTCTTCCTCGGTGCAGGCAGGGTTACTATAACGGAACTCAAAGGAATGGTCGCCGTCCCAAGTTTCCTGTGAAAAATCGCCGCTCAGGAAGCGGGTCTGCTCATCGGCGTTGTTGTCGATCTCAACGATAAATTCCTTGTGGTTCTCAGGGTCCATACCCATCGTATCTTTGTTCTTTTTGGAGTTGCCAATGTCGCCGCAGGCATAGAAGTGCCACTGACCATCGTTAAATACGGTCGCATTGGTGGTATCGGTCTCCTGAATAAACACGACACAAGGATAGAACGCCATGGTATCACGTACTTTAGGATTATCCTTCTTGGCCTGACGCACATAGGGGTTGAATTCATTAAACTCGTCTGCCAGCAGGGCATTATTTGCATTCTCAGAGGAAGCAACATTGACTTTGATGTTAAAATACTTCTCAGGAACGCTGTTTTCGGTCAGTGCATAGGTGTCGCCGGTGGTGTCGTCACCAAACGTAAAGCCGCCATTGCAGTTGATGTCGATATTTCGAGCGGATGCGCCATAGTGGTCGGAGCTGGTGCCTTGACCCTTGTGGGAGCCGGTAGCAGTCCAGTTATCTTCCTTGGCACGACCATTCTTATAGATCTGCTGGATCGTAGTGTTGGCGACTTCGTTCTTCTTGCCGGTGGTGAAAGTAGGTGCAGAGATCTTGATGATACGTAGATCGGGGCACTTCTCTGCCAGCAAGTCAGGAGTCAGTTCGCCGCTTGCGTCTGTAATGTCGTTGCGCATATAGCGAGAGACCATCTCTTCGGCGTTCTTCGCATCGGCAATAAAGTTGTCCAAAATCTCATCATCCGTCAGGTTCATGCCGTAGCTCTTCATGCGATACACGATAACGTCGCAATCGTCAGAGCCAATGGTAATGCCAACGGGAACAGCTTGAGTAAAGCTGTCGCTGGTATCATACAGTTCAACACGGCAGGGAATACCGTCACACCACAGAACCATCTCGCGGAACTGCTTGTCAGGCAGAATATTGAACTCGAACTCAAGGAAATCGTCCTCACAGATGGGCAAATCAATACTGTTCTGGTGACTGGTCAGCGTAACTTTCTGAGCCTGAATGTTCAGACCAACACCGCCATTCAAACAGGTTACAGCAGTAGCATCATAGTTGCGGACATTCGTTGTCTTAAACACCAGCTTAAAATTCTTGCCGCTCTTCTTTGCATCGTCTGCGAAAAGCTTATAGCTGATGGTAGCAGTCGTACCGGCCTTGACACAGAAATAGGTGTCGCCATCTTCATCGATTTGGTAGCCGCCGTTCACCCAGTCAAAGTTGTCGCTGACAGTCATCTTGTTGCTGCCGGAACTCCACAGACGGTTCACATCTGCGTTACTGCGGCCAGCGGGGTTAAAATCCAGCATCAGACCGGTCTTAACAGGCTCAATGGTAATGCCCAGGTCTTCGATCTTTGCGGTAATGCTCTTGATGGTAGCGCCGCAAGTAATGGTCAGAGTGTGAGTGCCAATACCAGAAGATTTAAAGCTCCAAGTCTGAGCAGTACGGCCAACAGTCAGTGTAGAAGTCTTAATACCGTCAACTTCAAGCGTAATGCTTGCAGTAGAAGAGGCCGGGTTATAGACAGTGTAAACAATGCCGGTTGTACTGTACTGTTTTGCGGTAAACTCCTTTGTGGCACAGCTGATGATTGGCGTGTTATTGCCTTCCTCTGCCCACATGATATCTTTGTAAATGGTGTTGCTGGTCACAGCTTTGCCATTGATATTTGCAGTCATGGTCACTTCCAGCAGATGAGCGCCGTGTCTCTGTGCCGGGATCGCATAGGTCATCTGTCTGCCGGTAACCGCAGTTGTAACACTACCAAGCTTTTTGCCATCCAGAGTAAAGGAAACGTCCTTATTGATATTTCCGTATGGAGTAAAGCGGAAAGTAACTTCACCACTATAAACCAGAGAATCATCGAAAATACTCTCCAGATAAAACTCAACGATATTGATATTCCAAGTCTTTGAGCCCATGCTGCCAACGGAGTCAGTGACCTGCAATTTGATCTTATTATCGCCATTGTGCAGATACTGAGTGATGTCGAAGCTGTTCTTACCTTGATAAACGGTCGTAGTGGCGACCTTTGTGTTACCAACGTACCATACGCCGGTAGCATCGCCCGTGTCTTCGCCAGAGTTGTCCACAGAAGTAAAGTTGAACTCGACAGTTGCGGTATCGCCCTTGACAACAGCGATAGAAGACTCACCAATACGCTCAATGGTGATAGTAGAGGTGCTGCCACCACCACCGCCGCCACCTTCAATAATGACAGTGGTCTTGACCGTACCGTTCTCTAACAGGTTCAGCTTGGAATCTTCGTAAGTGATATCGTACTCGCGGCCAGAATTCTCATCGGGCTTAAAGTCTTTCAAGGTTTCCTGAATCTTGGCGATATCCGCATTGGCCAGGTCAACAGAGGTCTGAATGCCGCCAACCGTATTCTTCAGGCCGCTCACATCACTGGATAGCACATCAACGGTCGTCTTATCTGCTTTCTTATCGAGCAGTGCGTCGGTGGCTTCCTTATTATAATAGGAGGACTTCAAAGTCTCCGGCAGGTCGCCAACACTATTTTTCAATTCCTGCACAGCGGCATCATTTGCTGTCTTGTATTCAGTCAGCTCAGTCTGAACAGGTGTCACAGCAGTGCTGATCTTATTGTCCACAATGCCGTTGTACATGCTTACCCACTCAGCAGAAGGGTCAGTGTTCAACTTGATCTTTGTGATTTCTTCAGCACCATTCAGGAACGTCAGGGTGCGGGTATCGTTGTCATACTGCACATTGAAATTTGCCAGACCGTCCACGGCAGCAATCTCACCACGCAGCATCGTAACAAAGCCATCAACCTCGTCCTTCTTATAGAACTGCGCCAGCTTTTCATCCACGCTTGCAACTGCATTCTTTGCGTCCTGTGCGCTCTTCTCAGCAGCGGATGCAGCAACCTGTGCCTCGCCAACCTTCTGGCTCATTGTTGCCAGAAACTGGGTATACCAGTCATTGCCAGACGGATCAACCATCTGCTTGCCGGTCAGCGATTTCAGCACATTCAGTCGGCCATTCGGGCGGGTGCGCCACAGATAGCTCTTGGTAGTGCTTGTATTCGGAACATTCACAGCGCCCGATGCCATGATCTCGAACTGCAGCTCGCCCTCTTTTGCAGTAGCGTCATTTGCTACCAGCCAGTAGAAGCGAATCTTGGTGTTGCTATAGCTCACGTTGATAGGGGAGGCGTAGTTTTCCTCTCTGTCTGCGTTCAGGTAGTGGATCTGAATCGTCATCTGAAGCAGGTCAATACCATCATAGTAACGAGGCATTTCAAACGGAATGACCTGAGAGTTGGACTCCTGTGTGATGTTGATCTGATTGGCATCCAGCTGAATGTCTTTGTTCTTGTCGATGTAAGACCACTGGTCATCAGAGTAATCAGCAAACCAGGTGTAATTGCCACTACGCTCAAATGTCTCTTCTCCGTTGTCGTCATACACGGCAATTTGGTCTTGGTCGTTTAATTCCAGAGTTGCGACATCTATATCATCAACAGAAACATTTGCGGTACTTGCGGCCTTTTTCGCAGCTAACCGCTTAGATTCTCCAAAAGATAGTGCCATTTGCTCACTCCTCTCTTATTGTTCATCTGCCGTAGTGGCAGTTAATTCGGGGAAATATTTATCAAACAAATTGTCCTGATAGAACGTATATTTGTTGTTTACGATATAAGTGTAATATGGGTAATAGCGGCTCAAAGAAAGCGACATTGTACCTTCGCCCAGATTCATAGAAATGCTCTTGATGATCCAATCCACAGGGGTCTTACCGCCCAGATATTTGGCGGCATACTGGATCTTTTCATTCACGTCGAGCCACGGAACCAGTCGTGTAGTCACACTCAAGCCATCGGTCAGGCGGGCACGCTTCCACAGTTCGTATTGACAAACTTCCATGGCTGCGTCATCCGTGGTGTAATTCTCGTAGTCTCCACCTGATAAAATCTCAGTTCTACGACCGATCTTTTCAATGGATAACCGTGCATTGTATAGGTCGTCAATATTGTTCGGGTCATTCACGCAAATAAAAGCCATGTTGTCGCAGTTATCCTCTGCTTTTTGAGCTTCGATCTCTTTGGTGGCTGGAATTTCGTCCACCAGTTTTGCCATAGCGTGGCTCTGCTGTTGACCCAAAAAATAGATGCGGCCAATATTCGGATTCCATTGGAGGACATAATACTTTGTAGCCTTAATACATCCTGGGTCTTGAATAACATCTGAACCATTGGCATCCGTCAAAGAACGATACAGCGTACTGGTTTTGGTCTCAGAACCAACTTGCTCATTGCCGTCTTTATCCTTGTACTTCCATGTAAATGTCAACACAACCGTCATTGCGCCACTCGTTACGTTGCCGTTTTTGTCCGTCTTGGCAGCTTCAACATTTGCAGGAGCCACAAAAGATACTTTCGTTTCACTTTTCCACGTTGATTCAGTTGCATCTAATACCAGGTTAATTGTTTTATTTGCGCCAGACCAGCCCTTTACAGTCGCCGCTCCATCCGCTTCAATCGTCGCGCCAAACACTTCGACACAGTTTCTTACAGCGGCATAATCCACTGTGGCCGACTCGCCATCGTTGGTCACAAGCTTCTCGAATACCTCTGGATCAAGCACAGGCGGGTCATCAAATCCACTGGGGATCTCATTACATACAAACACATCATCGTCAAAACGCATCTCAAACGGATAATACAGATCACGCAATTCTGAGAGAATATCCCAAACAGTCGAGCCAGTATCATAATCCAAGTCATGTGGAACAGTGCGACTCCAATAGTCGATGGAGTATTTCTTAAACTCCGTCTCATCTCTCAGCACAGCCCAGATTGCATCACCGATACGAGTGCCTTTCTCAATACGGTGTGTGCCACCAACCAGCTGTCCACCCAAGTCTCCGTTGATACGAGAAACCAAGTCAACACAGCTGGCCTGCACAGTATTTTCTGTAGCGCTATATGTAAAGCCATTGGATGTAAATGTATAGCACCCCTCGTTGTACCAATAGATTTTTACGCCATTAACATAAGAACTGTCAGCTGAATTGGAATAGCTGAGGTACAGGTCGTTATACAGTTCGTTCAGCGCGGTCTTTGTATCGATCACTTCCGCCTGAATATCGTGCATGGAATGTCCTGCAAACACACTGGTTTTTCCATAGGTCGCTTTTAGTTCATCCTCGCTCTAACCGGCAATAGCAGAAACATCCACCTTACCAAGCGTAACTCCGTTCAGAACCATACCTTCAACAGCAGCAATCATCCCATGGACATGCATTTTGTTACCATATACGAAACTATCGATGCCTGATTTATCTACCTCAAGGATATTGGCGGGGGAGAGACCGCCGCTCACTGACTTCGCTTTTGTTGCCACAGCATCCAGATAAGCCCAGATATCATCCTCCACAAGCGGCACAAGTCCGTCTTTGGTCTGCAGCATTGGTGTAAATGCGATATAAGGGCCATCTTGACAAATTGGATCATCACTTCCCAAAACTGTAGAGTAATCACCAAGTTTGGTGTACCATTCCTCTGCTTCGGCTGGGTCATCCGGTGGCGTGCCGTCATTGATCTGGTCAAAAAACGTATGATACTTTGAGATATTGGCTCGTGTCCACACCAGCACATCTCGATTCAGGTTGTCGATATTGCCGTATTTTGCATAGCCTCTGTTTGTGATGTCCTGAATCAAATCATCATAATTCTTTTCAGCGAGCTGATAATCCGCATTTGCCTGAATCATCTCGTCAATGCTCTTAGAGCCGCTGATTTTTGACATTCCTCTTCCTGACAGACCAATGAATACACGCACATTTTTACTGATCCAATCCTCTTCCGTCAGGCTGGAAATACCGCTCTTCTTACCCAGATACAGGGTCACATTAAAGGTTCGCCGCACGTCGGACTCTGAGTCGATAGAAACAGAACCATCGATCACAAGACCTTCTAAACTATCAATTGTAATAAAATCTTTGTTCAGCATATCAATGCGGCAGTAAATATTAGACGAATGATTGTTCAATAGCGCCAGGTCTGCGTCAGTCGGAAGATATGTCATACGCTGCCTCCCGGCTGATAATCACTCAGCCCATTGTCATACATGTCACTCTCACTCTCTGCGTCACCGAGCTCCACAAAGTCGAACTCCAATACGCCCTTGTCGTAGTGATCAGAGCAGGAGATAGACACATTGCCATTGACACCCATTAGCCATCTGCGGCCATCAAACATCTTCAACAGCTTTGCACTGCCGTTGGTCAGCCACTCGCTCAGTTCATCACGGAACGCATTGCCGCCATTGATATCAAAATCTTTCATTGTGTTATCAAAACGGATGCCAACACCAGAGAAGTGGCCGCTGTAATAATTGGCTTCACTGCCAGCAAACAGATACGGGTACTTGCTTCCCATTGTCTCGACAACTGTAGCAGAACGTACCTTCTCAACACTGTCGACTTTCGGCTCAAGGAAAATATGATAGGTCTTATTGCCGTCAGTGATCACAGCACCATCAAAGTCACTTACAACGCTGGCCTTCGCATAGCCAAGCTCAATGCCATTTGCAACGGGAGCTACGGCGTACTCATAGTCGGTCTTGCGGCCAATGGCGTATAGGTCGGTGTAATCGATCATCACATAACCATCGTCAGCGCTGTACATATAAAAATCGTTGAAGTCTTTTGGCTCCAAGTCCTGATTCTTTGTTGCCGATACCTCAACACGATAGTATTTCATGTTGTTCAAGAAGGTATCAGAGAACCACTCTTTATACTCGCTGGAACTCCTGAATTCGTCGGTCGATGTAAAATCACTTGATGCCTTGATAAACTTGCGGTCAGCGGTATATGCAATCAAACAGAACGCTTTGTTCTCAGATTTGAACTGGAAAGAAAGAACTCGATTCTTGTCGATATAATCCGAGGTCACTGCCTTATAGTTGCCCATCGGCTGACCAGTCGTTTTATTGATATGGAGGTTTGACCAGCCCATCTTCATAATAACATGGTTCAAGTCGATCTCTTCCTGATAAAGCGAAGTCCAGATCGCCGCGCCTTTCTTGCGCCTCTTGATTCGCAGGGCATTTGCACCACTGCTTCTTGTCAGGAAATACTGTGCGTGCATACTGATATTAGCCATACGATAGTCGTTCTGCACGGTGAATTCTACGTCATCCACATACTCTGGATAGTCAGTTCGGAATGCCTGCAAGCCAGTGTCCAGCTGATAGCCGCCAACAGATTCTGCCGTAGCTCTCAGATAGTACAGGGTATGGTTATCCAGTCCATCGATCTGGAACCCCTTCAAAGAATCACGGTAATAGTAGCTCACAGACTTTTTCAGTAGCTCGCGATTCGCATCATAAAGCCAGAATTCATAACGATTTACAGATTCACCTTCCGATACCTTATACTTGTAAGAGAACTCAAAGGAATAAGAAGGGTAGGGGATAGTAGTCACGCCAGAAGAACTCAGGTCATTCAGTTTGATTGTCGGTTCCTCGTGGCAATAAAACAACAGCTTGTCCGAGTATTCTGAAAACAGATTCGTGCCCTTCAACCGGCAGCGAATAATCATATAGTACGGATCTTTGCGGTTTTCAAACGTGCCTGCCGGAATCGTAAAATATCGTGCCAGACCAGTGCCACCGGCAGGGAATGTGCCAAACTTATACACACCTTTTGAAAGCGTATCACCCTGCAAAATACTGCCCGTCGGAGTATCGAAGACGATAAGAGCAATGATATCAATGTCTGCGTATGCGGCAAACTGAAATGTATGATCCTTTGTGGCATCAAATGCGCCGATTTTAGATAGAATTGGTTTCAAGTTATCACCTCCGAATTATCCTTCGATATATAGCAAAGCTCACCATTGGTATTCACAGCCAGATTCAGTGCGGCCAGAAAATTGTCAACAGTGATTTCTGAAATCGTTTTATTGATATCTGATACGTTCGTTTTCAAGGTCGAGATATTCGTATTTGCAGCCGAAATCTTGCGTGTCACATCTTGATAGTGGTTAGACTCAGTTGTTTTTGCCTTATCGAGGTCTGTCCTTAACAAAGAGATATCAGAAGTATTTTGCTCAATATTACTTGTATTGTCGCTTACCTGCTTTTTGGTGGCGATATAATCTTTGTTTGTAAACCCGCCGATATTATCATTAAAGCCATTCATTGAACGCCACAGACTGGCTACATCATCGGCTTCTTTTGTCTCAAGAGCGCCCACACGTTCAACTGCTGCATTTGCGGTCGTATCATCCGTGTACTTTGTCGCAACAGCCCAGTCGCTGAATGTCCATTTTTCGGTTTCACCTCTCGCAGTAATACAGATATACAATGCACCACCGACACCGCCATAAATCCATAGATCATTCACATCGTATGGAGCAGTCGGTGTATCAGTAAAAACACGAATTTTTTCTGTCGCAAGATCTCGTGCGGATGTTGCCATCGACAGTGCATTGATAACACCAGCGTCCACAATCTCCATCCAAAAATACTGCTGCTTATCCTGGTCATATACCCAACGATAGCAAATACCAGTCCTTTTATCATAGTAGATGTCATTGATGTGTGCTTGTTTCTCTTCATCTGTTTTCCAATTTGAAGCAGGGTAGTTGTATGTATGCGGATGACCATTTCTGTACCAAGTATTGATGGTATTTTTCAGCTGATCTTGAACAGTATCTTCTGTCTGCTGGGTTTTGTCTTTCATCGACTCAAACTCAGCATTCAAGCTATCGACACCGGACACCAGAGATTTCACTGTCAGAATCTCAACACTTGTATTACTCTCTGATACGATCAGGTTACGGAAGTTGCCCTGCAATGCAGTCACAACAACCTTCTGGCCTACAATATAGTCATGGTTTGTTACAATGCCGTACTCGCCACCGAATACAGCGATTTTATAGTGCTGGTCTTCTTTTTCTGTAATAACTCCATAGGCGGACACGTCAAATTTTGCATTCTTTACGGCGTGTTCAGCGGCAGAAGTCACTACCTCGGCCAGCACATCAGTTACTGATTTATCTGCCATCCTATTCCTCCTAATCAAAAATAAAAGCCGACCTGCTAGGCTATCCTAGTGGTATCGGCTGTAAAAACTATTACTTACCGCTTGCTTTGCATTTGAGCAACCTTAGTCGGTAACTTCTGTTTGATTTCATTTGCCAGAGCATCAGAGCTGCCAACGGGATTCGTGATAATAATATCGCCAATCGAAGTTGTAACATCTCCACCGCCGCCCTGGACAATCGGCTGAGAACCGTACTTTGCCATCTGCTTCTGGAACCATGCATCCGGGTTGCCGCCCATCTCGAACAGGCGAGAGGTGATATCGGCAGGAACAACACCATCGCCAGTCTCAAGGTAAGTGTACCGACCGGAATCCGGCTTACGAACCAGCATCTCAGGACCCTGCTCGTCAACGTTAGCAAAATTAGACTTCTTTATTTCCTTTGTGCCACTTGCAAAACCAAGTAATGATCCAATGAACTTAAACGGTGCTGTAACAACATCGGCTATGCCTTGGCCAACGCCTTTGATGAACTGCCCGGCTCCTTCCGCAATATTCTCAAGAGCTCCTTTCTGTTTAGCAGGCTGTTGAGTTGTTTGTTGTTGCTGTTGTGTCTCTTGCTTTGCCTTCTCCGCCTTTGTAGCGACAGCTTCAAATGCATCACCTGTGGTCGCCAAATCGTTTTTGATCGATGTAACGGCAGCTGTACATCCGGCCTTGATGGCGTTGTAAGACTGATCCATCACCCACTGCATATTGTTTGCTAAATTCGTAGCGCCAGGTTCTACATTCTTCCACGAATTGTCTGCATCCGTTTTCAACTGACCATTCTCACCAAATGTATTAGAGCTCGAAGAATCAATCTCGGCATAACCATCTTTCACCGTTCCCTGAGTCATTTCTGCCAGATTAGTTACGCCAGCTTCGTTCATGCTCCAACTATTGTCAAAGCACGCACGCATATCGTACATCAGCTTCTGGGTGTCTTGGCTGGTGTCAGCCCATGCCTGCTCCATTGTCTTTTGAACATTGGTACTCAGAGTCTTTACACCGCCGCCAACCTTAGTCCAGCTGTGACCGAATGCTTTAGAAATCTCATTCATGGCCTTATTTGTGCTGTCAACAGAAGACTTATAAGACGCATTCAGCTTATCCGCAATCTCCTTAGACATGTCGCCGGAAGTAGAAGCTAGGCTGTTCCATCCGCTGGTATAAATCTTTTGCAGCGAATCAAACATCGTGTTAGTGACATCTTCAACCTGTTCAGCGCTCAGACCAGTATTCTCATTCAGTGCATCAAAGGTGTTGTTCACCAGCTCATTCATCTTCTTAGACATCTTTTTGCTGGTTTCTTCAATATCCTTTGTGTCCAAACCGAGCTCGCCAGCCACAGATTTCCAGCTAGACTCAAAGTTGCTCGTCATAGACGAAATTTGGCTCTGAGCCGCCTTTTTTGTGTTGCTGGTGGATTCTGTCACTGTCTTAGAAGAGTTGATCTTACCAACCGTAGACATACGATATGCAGTCTTTGTGACCATATAAATCATGCTTTGAACGGCGGCAATGATCGGATTATCACTCTTCTTGAAAATATCAGAGAGTCCAGACATGAACTCGTTTGTATCACCAAGGATCTCATCATACTCGCTCTCGAAAATTGAGCCAACACCAGCGGCTGCGGCAGCTGCGGCACCACTCAATTGAGCATTCGGACCTTGTGCACTCATACCGGCACCGGCAGCGGCACTACCGGTCATTTCGGCCAAGCCCTTTGCCAGCCAGCCCTCGGGGTTAGCACCAATCGCCATCAGGTTGTCAGTTTCCTTTGCAGGGATAACACCGTCGCCCTTTTCAAGATATGTCATGCGTCCCTGGTCGGGGTTACGAACAATCAGCTCTTCGCCCTTTTCGTCAACGTTTGCAATCTGGCCCTTCTTAACGCCACGAGTACCCTTTGCATATTTCTTTGCTTGGAATGCAGGAGTAGGTTCATCAACCTGTGTACTGGAAACATTACTTGCAATTGAAGCAATCGTAGCAATCAAAGCAACTGCACCTGCAACTGCTGCGGCTGCTGCGATCCAACCAGCGACAGGAATGGAGGCCAGAGCGGCGGCAATTGCCTGCATCATAGCGGCCATAGCACCGCCAACGCTTGTCACCAGAGTACCAAGTCCAGCAAAGATAGAAGGGAAGAAGCTCACAACGCCAGACGAGATAGCACTACCAATGGACTGTGCGCCAGCCGCAATTGGGCCAAACATACTTCCGATGGTATCAACAATATTTAACAAACCACCATTAGCGACATTATTTGCTGTTGAGAATCCGTTCGTAAAGAACCCAATAATATCAGTAAACAAGTTGCCTGTTTTACCAGAAATGGCATCACTTACACTATTGAAAATCCCGCTTATATCCCATAGATTTCCATTAGTTGCACTTAAAAGACGATCAAAGAAGTTACTAGATGTTCCTTCAATACTACGTGTACCAACAGATACATCACGACCGATGATTTTTAATTTCGCATTATTCCAAGAAATAAGATCATTGAAACTTTTTCTGTTCTTACCAGTAATCCAGTTCCAGCCGTCAGAAACAGCCTTAGCTGCTCCATCGAACATCTTCTTGAAACCGCCACCAAGATCAAAGTTACCGCTTTCGCCAGTGAATATGTTCTTGATCTGGTTGAAAAGTCCAAAGATTCCACCGCCATCAGTGCTTACACCGCCAGAAGTAAAGAATGTTATAACGTCGTTAAGCGTTTTAAGAGTATTGATTAGTTTTTCGAGATTTGTAATAGCATCACTGACATTAGTAGCAGACTGAATGTCACGCATATTGTCTAGGATACTATTCTTAAAGCCATCATAGTGACCTTCCATCTGCTCAAAGGTCATGGCCTCGAACTCGGCAGTGTATTTTAGCTTCTTCTGATAATCATCCCAACTGGTGCCGATAAGGCTATTTGCTTCCTGAACTTTATCTTTGAGCTTGTTTAACCTGTCAATTTCATCTTTCTTCTTATACTCGCGTTGCTTGTCAGACAGGTTTTGACCAGCTTCACGAACGGCATTTTCATCTGCTTTCCATACGAAGCCCTGACCTCTGCCGCCATATACATGGACAGTCTTATTGGCCTTTGCACGCTCGTATTCATCCTGAAGTTTTGCCAGTTCGATTGCTCGTTCCTGTGCATCGTTCTCTTCGTTAAGGGCATCAATTCGTTTATCGATGACATCAATCCAAGCATCACCCTGAATCTTTAGGTCATTCGATTTATTCTCGTTGAATTTTTCAAATACACCAATTAGGTCACTCAGGAGGCTCTTAATATTTCCGAGTGTTGTCTCGAAGTTTTTAGCCTTATCTTCTGCGCTTGTAAAGCCATCACCGGATGCAATTACGGCATCCATCAATTCACGAAGACGTTGAGCAAGTGCTTTTGTTTCGTCTGCGGCATCATACTCATCAATCATTGCGTTCAGTTTTGCAATGAAAAGTTCCTTATATGCTTCTGTATTGAACTTCAGCTGATTACCTTCAAGACTCAAACACTTAATGTAATCATCATCGAGACTCATCAGCTTCTGATAATTGTCGATACTTAGGCCACCATAAGTGTTGTATTGAGTGACAATATCAGAGATATCGGAGAAACCGCTTTGGAAATGATCAATCCTGTCGGTTGCATAATTCAAAGAAGAACCAATTCCATCAATGCACTCACGAATGCTCATCACGTTGTTTGCAATCTTGGCGGCAGCATCTTCAAAACCTTGTGCAAGATATGCTCCAGCAGCACCACCGGTCTCACGGGCAGATGCCGCAAGTTCTTTCAAATGATCTGCAAACATCTGTTTAAATGCATCGCTGTTGTAGTCAACTTCTCCGGTTTCGGAATTCAGAGCACTAGCATATTTTGAATTTGTAAATAGGTCTGTGTTTTCATACAGATTACGAACAGCCTGATACTGCTTCTCAATGGCATCCATATCCAAAAAGCCAAAGTCGTTATCCTTTTTCTGTGTGCCAACATCGTAAAGGTCAGAAAATGCGGATTTTATAGCATCCGTCTTTTCCTTGGCTTCGTCCATCGCGGTGCCGTAACCCTTGATAGCGTCAGTCAGCTGCTCAAAAGAGATGGTTGTTGTATCTACATTCTGATCAAGATAGTTCAGAATTTTATTCATCTCATCAGCTGATTTTCCGCCATCTTTTGCGGCATTCGCTTCCTTGAGTTGTTCTTTCACAAA